CTGTATCATAGCCTCATTATCCAACGTGAAGTGGAACACGTTGGAAGCACAGTCTAAATTTTTGATTTTGTTGATGATTTTTGGTAACTGGAGCACCACAATGATGGCGTTTCTATCCAAGACGGTGGCGAGGTTGGAAGCTGGTAAGGAACCTATTCCAATGAACGGCACCGACGTATTTACAAAGGGACCAGATGGAACAGTAACAACCGTAACAACGGGGAAAGGTTAAATAGTATGAGTATCGCATTAATGTTCTGGGTCATAATGATAGTTTGGCTGGTGTTCAGCTTGTATAGTAGCTGGCCACTAACCAAAGCTTCTGGTGGCACATTCTTGGAGTTCGTGTTGTTCGCACTGCTCGGTTGGGCAGTATTCGGTGCAGCAATACATAGGTAAGTAAACAAACGAAAGAAACAAAACAATGATGAAAGACAAAACAAAGGTAATTGTTCTGTGTTCCTTGTTGGCAGTGGTTAGCTTGGTTGGTTGTTCCAACTTCGTAACCAACGCACAGCGAACGGAAGTAACAACTACCCATTTGGTGTATGGTGCGTATGTTGGGTGGACCAACTACTACATCGACGCAACCAACAGATACGCTAGCAAACCTGATCAGTTGACCAAGCTGGAAGAGATGAGGATGGCTATCAAGGAAGCACGTATGAAATATGCGGCTTCTGTTGGTGTGGTGGATAGTTGGCTGACAGCGTATCAGTCCAACACGGTATCTAAGGCGCAGGTTCAATCGGTAGTTGATGCGTCATTAGCCAGTGGGAGTAACATAGTGTGGCTAATCACCTACCTCAAGAGCAACAATCTCCAATAACAATATGCAGACACCGGACCAAATTAAGGAACTTCTCAACACGATTGTGGGAGATATCAACCTCGCAGCGGATTACGCTGGCATTGTTGACCCTCAGTTGATTCCCATCATTGCTATCGGTAAGGCGGTGGATAAGATTATCCCCGGCCTAGCTGCTAACGTGGCGGGCATGATTGAGGGAGTGCCTCTCTCACAAGCTGAATTGGACCAGAAGGCTACTGAGTTGGCTATCTTGGCTAACAAAGAGGGCATCTAACACTTAACTGTGTTGTTACTATTCATCGAGGTTTTGTTACCTTATCTTGATATGGTGCCAGATAGTAGCAACACAGTCTTTTAATTTATGAATAGCGACCCGAATTTCCTGAACCGTTGGTTGGACCGTAATCCCCTGTCCCGGCTCACTAGGACAAGGAAATTCCTAACTATTCCCGCGTTCAATATCCCGGTAACGTGGCATGGTTTCAGTGATATTGTTGGCACCTATAATTTCCAGGCTCCCAATGCTTTTAGTTTCCTCGATACCAGATGGGTTCCTCAGCTAACTAACTACGTGATGTGCATTAGTTTTGCGAACTCATTGAATCCTAACTCTGCCAATGGGGTGATTGGTAGTATTGGGGTTACAAGATATCGATTGAGTCCGTTGGGACAAACAGGGGAGGCTATATTCGGATATATTCCATTGTATAATGGACAGGTTATTAAGAAGAATTTTAGGATTGAGATATGGTCCACTTCACAAGGAAATGCTACCCAGGCCAGTGATTTAACCCCGTTGAACACCTCGGTGTTGGGCAACGTGGATTACCGTTATGGGAGTGACACACTATTAACCACCGCGCAACTAATTAACACGGTGTTCGCAACAGCTAGTGCGGTTATCGCGCCACCTACCCCGGATATCTGGTTCGATGCTAATAGCGGGCTAACCTTTGGAGTGGGTAGTAAGGTAGCTAGTTGGACCGACAAACAAAACCATGTGACCGTGGCCCAAGCTGATGGAACCAAACAACCAACACATAGTGTGGTGGGGTATATACAGTTTTTGGGAACTGCTAATCTAACAGCAGCATTACAGTTTGGAACAGCGGATGCAGTTTGGTTCTTTACGTTGTTGGGTGGTAATGTTGGTGGGGCGAGCAATAATAATATATTTGCTCAGAATGGTTCATTGAATAGTGCCAATCTAAAGATGCGTGCTGCTGGTGCTGCTATGACAGCGGCACTTGATGCTAACACGTTGGACCTTAACTTTGTAGGAACCACCACGGTAGTAGAGATTAACACCTCAACAGGTGCAGTTTGGGTGCACAACGGAACCACTGGGGCTAGCACGTTCGTAGGCACTATCGGGGGCGGTGGATTTATTGATGTCTCTCAGATAACTTTTGGAGATGCAGGGGGCACAGCAGCTAAGGGTTTTGATTTATTTAATATGCTGGCCTATCCTGCAACATTAACCGCACAACAACGAACTACGGTATTACAATTTATGTTAGGTGGCATTCCGCTACCTTTCCAATTCCCTGCTAATTCAGTTCAACCTCTCAACGCTTAATTATATGGCTCAACCTAACCTTCAAGATTTAGTTAAACCTTTTGACCCAACGGGATTTGCCACAATCACCGGGGCAGGGTTGGCACAGTTCGCAGATGGGATAACTCCCTATCAGGATAAGGGACTAGTTGTTATAACCACTGACATTGCCGGTGTGCCACAAGTGCCTGATGCAACTACTACTACCAAGTGGCAGAATTATATCTGGGTTCGCCGCCAAGCTACATCAGTGACCGCGTATGTGTGGAATCCGGCGGGACCCAATGATGCTGTGTATCAGAACTGGGGTAGTATCACGTTGGTTACGTTGGCGGATGATAGTGTTACCAATGCGAAGTTGGCTCCATTATCGGTTACGAACGACAAGATATTCTCAGTGGATTGGAGCAAGATAACTAGTATTGACCCTCTATTAATGAGAAGAGGAGATGCTGCCGGTGGGGACCTAGTAGGAACCTACGCCAATCCTGCTATTGCCGGTAATGCGGTTAATAGTGCCAAGTTACAGAGTGACCCTGCTGATGACACCAAACGAGCAGTTACTACCGACCATATCAAGGATGCCAGTGTTACATCCGCGAAGTTGGCAGCATCCGCGTTAGCCTCGCTGATGCCTATTGGTTCGATTGTTCAGTTCTCAGCCAACACCATCCCGGCTGGATGGATGGAATGTGATGGCAGTGCGATAAGCAGAGCATCATATTCTGCTTTGAATACGTTGTATGCCAATGATGGCTATCTATGGGGTAATGGTAACACCACCACCACTTTCAATATTCCTGACCTTCGTGGTTATTTTCTCCGCGGTCGTTCAGCTAGTAACGCGGTGGACCCTGATGGTCCCAGGGCGTTGGCTAATAATCAAGCCGATGCGTTGAAGAATCACAAGCACTTTGAGTTCGCCAACGCTAGTGTGGATATCGCTAATCCTATCGACGCTGCTAGCCAAGCAGCCAAGCATTCAACTAGTGGAACCTCTGATGCTGGTGAGGCTATCATTACCAAATCAGCTACAGCGGCCACATTGGGGTTGACTTCTGACCCAACAGCAGGTGGGGCTGCTGAAACACGTCCTAAGAACATAGCGATAATCTACATTGTCAAGGTGCTCTAAGAGGTAGTTATGGCCTTAAAATATATTCTGGTTCAGTCTGGTTTAAAGATGGGATTGCAACCTAGCGATCCCGCACAACGTAGTGTCTTGTTGAGGTTCGCTAACGAGGCAATGAATGAGTTGTATGACCAGGCTGATATGGATGGGGTGCTCATGGAACAGTTGTTCCGTGTCAATGGCGACCAGAGCGTGGCACTACCAATGTATGTTGGCCCCATCCGCGCTATGAGGGAATACTCTACTCATGTTCCCTGGCATCTCTATGATATGCGCCCACGATACAACCAACTCAACTGGTTCGATAGATGGAGAAGTTGGAGGCTAAAGGGAGTGGGCGCGTTAAATAATGCGATAACCAACGAAACAGTTATTGCGGTGCAGGTAAAAAAGGTTGAGGACCCGCCCCTGGTGGTTGTAGTTTGCGGTCCCACGGTAGATGCTGAGAACGCAATCGACACGATAACGATGGACGAAACTTTTAAATATGGAACTCAAAACTTTATCGACGTTACCTCCTTTAAGAAGGACAGAGTTAACAATTTTAACCTGGGGCTATTGGATGTTGATGGGAATCTTCTTAGCGTGTTGGCTAACAATATGCTGGAAGCCCGTTATCGGCTTGTTGATGTTAGTCTCTATCCTTGGTCTAATACCGACGTTGGCCCTACTGATCACTTTATGGAGGTCTTGTATAAGAAGGCTCTCCCATGGATGAGTAATGACGATGATGAGTTCCCTGCTAACGGCTATGATAACATTATCGTCAACAAGATGCTTCAGTTATGGAGTGAGGAACAAGGTAAGGGGGATATGGCAGTTGCATTCGATGCTAAAGCAACTAGAAGTTTGGCCCGCAAACATGAGGACCAACATCGTGGTGCTGAGAAGATGGTTGCACTAGTTGAGAACCCACATGATACCTTGTTACCGAGGAACCGTCCCATGGGTCCAAGTAGGTATATGGGCCAGATATATTACTAGATAAATATGGGTGAGTTCAATCAACCTAGTTTTAAGGGTGGCATGAACCTATTGGTGGATGACACCAGAATAGGGCCGGATGAGTATAGGGAAGCTTTCAACGTCCGCAATCGTTTCGATGTGCTGGACCAAGTTTTAACTGCTGAAGAACAAACAGGAGCACCGCAGGGAACTAAGCAAGGGATATTCACTTTTGGTGATTACCTGTTGATGTTTGTATTTGGGGAGGCGTGGTATCAACTTCGGGGAACCCAGGGTTGGACACTGATACAGGGATTTCAAATGAATCCTTTCGCCCAAAGGGTTTATGTTGCTGTAGTTCCTGTTAGCACTACCAACTATGGAAGATTAGCATCTGATAACACGCCTGTCCCCAATAATCCTATCAAGCTATCCAACGTATCGGCGGCACTAGGTAACGCACCCGGAATAGTAGTGCAGGATGGCTCTACTCAACCATATTTTATCTGGGTCGATAACAACGGAATACACACCAAACAGACCCAGACCTATGCTCAGTGGTTTTATGACCCTACAGGAGTAAATGATAGAAGGGAATATGTTCCGATTGGCACATTCATGGAGTGGATGGATGGAGTGCTTTTTATACTGGCTACCGACCAAGCTACTTTATTGCGTAGCGTAACGGGTAGACCGTTGGATTTTGTTATCAACGTGGATAAGGATGGACAGAAAGGTGGGGATGCGTTCACTACGGGTTACAGTGTTGGTGTGGGACAGATAACGTGCTTAAAGGCACTAAGTAGTGGGGGATTATTTGTATCCGCTGCCAATGCTGTTTGTTTTGCAGTAACCTTTAACCGTAATCCGGGTGCTCCTACGTTGTTTGGTGAAGCAACTTTTATTCGACAGTTGTTATTTTCAGCCGGTTGTGTAAGTGATAGGGTGTTTGTGGATATTCTAGGGGACTCCGCATTCGTTGACCCCGAGGGACTAAGAAGTTTCAACGCAGTTCTTCAACTACAGAACGAGGGACGTAATAGTATATTCTCGCTGAAAGTGGCTAAGTTGTTCGATGGGGTGATACAAAAGGCTGAAACCACCGCAGCTATTGTTTTCGATAACTATGCGTTGTTCTCGTTGAACAGCATATATGGGAATATCATTTTGGTGTATGATACCCTTAATAAATGCTTTACTTCCATCGATACTGTAACTGGTGGTAAGGCTATCAAACAGTTTGCGAAGATAGACACCAACGTAACACAGCTATACGCAATAACACAGGATGACAAGTTACTACGTTTGTATTCTGGCACGGAATTTGCTGTATCAACAGTCAGATTGGGCGGGTTGTGTAGCCAGAACCCCAAACAAGAGTTACAGCCCAATGAATTTCGTTGTGTGTTGAATGGTTTTCGGTTGGACAGCACCATAACAGTTAGAGCGTTCGTCAACAATAGAGTAAGTGGCGATCCTATAACCCGTAGATTGAAGTTCAATCCATCAGTTAGACCCTACACTGGCAGTCCTGCTTTTGTGGATGTTGATAGTCAGGTGAATAACGTAACTTTTAACTTTACCGGAGCCAACCAAGGATGGAAGGTTTTCTTTGTTATCAACTGGACAGGTGGTGGGAGTGTTACGAACATCCAATCCACTACTCAGGAACTTACACCAGTTCAACCACTGTTAACCCAGGGGATTAGTTGACCACCAATCACACACTAGCGGATGTTGTTGAGTATATCATGGCTAATCGCCGTGGGAAAGCGTTCTACAAGTGGACACGTAGTGAGATAACTTTAACATTAGCAGAGGCAGTAAATGAAGGAACCTTTCTATACAGTGTGGATGATAGGGGAAATATTAATGGTTGTGTGCATGGAACAAGGTTCGTTAAAGATAATGTATTGTTTGTCCACAACATCCTAACCACTGGGGGCACTGTAGTGTTGATTAATTTCATCAAAAGATTCCGTGAGTTGTTCTTTGGTTATAGGTTAGAGGCTACCCGTAGGGGTAGAACGAAAATCTACAACACCGACAAGTTTGTTAGTAAATTCTTAACACTTAACTAATACGATATATGGGTGGAGCAACACCAAATTATGGTGGTAATGTAGGTTCTGTGATGAATCAGTATCTCCAGAACTTACCACAACTTAGCCAAGTTACATCGGGCGCTCAAAGTGCTGCTGATTTAGCTGCTGCTAGGAGTGCCGCCGCCACACAACCAATTTACAACCAAGCTACTCTGGACGCCTACTCCAGATTTGCTCCTCAGTTATCAGCTATAGGTAGTTCTATTGGTCGTAGTAGTGCGATGGCAGGGGCACAAACTAATGCGGATATTCTAAATGGACCAGGGGCCGCGCTCAGTAAGTCGGCTACTGCGTTAGAACAACAGGCTAATCCTGAGTTTTATTCCACAAGGTCGCTAACTAGTGGAAAGATAGCGGATTTGATGAACAGTATCAACCTTAGTGGGTTGAGTGGTAGCGAACGTGCGGAGGTAGAACGTAGCCTGGGCACCTCACAGACTGCAACGGGTAATTTAGGATTGGATAACGCCACTAATGCAGTTAGCAATGCAATGACTTTTGGCAGTGCGCTACAAACCAAACGTGATGCATTAGCCAGTGCCATTAACACGGCCACTAATTTCCTACCCCAGTCCAAAGCATCTTTTGACCCTGTTAGTTTAGCGTTGACTGGTAATCCTAACACTACAGCGTCGGCTAGTAGTGCAACGGGTCAGTTTAACTCTACACCCTCTTCCAGCAACCAGGCATGGGGGATGGGTAATAACGTATTTGGTGGGTTGAATCAATCGAATATTGTTAATCAGGGGTTACAATTTCAAGGGAGCCGGAATAATTCTCCAATGGGGATAATGAATGACGTTAGCGGGCAAGTTGGTAACGTTTGTTGCTTTATCTTTTTGGAGGTGTTGAATGGTAAGTTACCATGGTGGGTGAGAAAATGCCGGGACCGATACTATAACCACTGCCCCGAGGTTGCCAGGGGTTATAAGAGGATGGCTAAGGTGTTGGTTCCACTTATGCGTTATGTTCCATTGGTTCGTTTCATGGTTAACCGATGGATGGTGCAACCCTTAATGCTATATGGTGGGCATACTTGTAGAGTGAATGGATATCAAGGTTGCAGAGAGTTTAAACCTTATCGCAACTTTTGGTTTTCAGTATGGAAACACCTGGGCACAATCCCATCTGTCAGCGGAAGTTAGTAATCACCAAGATAATCAGAACTATACCGTTAGGAGATGGCCAAACCACCGGACAAATCACTATCTGTATTGATGGACTTTTAGAGTTCAGCCTTACAG